TAGAACATCATTTAACTATTTAATTGCAGAAAATCAAAAAGCATATTCTAAACTAAAAGCAGATACACAAGAAATTGATATAGACGAACAAAGAAACATTATAACTGAAATACATAATGATGAAATGCAAGAAACATTGCAATATTTCATGGATTCATACATTGAGTATTGTTATGATAATTTGAACTATATCTTTAACAATTCTACGGATATACATGTAGCTGATTCTATTCTTCATATTTTTGAAACCAGAGAAAACATTGAAGACTTCAATAAAAAAGCACTATATATCTTTATTCGTGAACGAACTGGTTTAGAAACCACTAACATTACACGTGTAATTAAAGTACTAAAACAAATATACGACGAAAAATTTCAGCAATATGCACGTACGAACTTCGTAAATCTCCCATTTTAATATTTATTATTAAAGGATTTACGTTATGGATAAAAATGATGAACTATTCAAAGGTACGACATTTTCGGACCTAATGTCCGATGTTTATCATAATTCTAAAAAGAAAGATCGACAGATCAATCAATTAATTGCTCAGTTACAGCCATTAATTAGAAATGCATCTGACGCTACTATTATTGTACCGCTTATTAAAGAGTATCTAGATGTAGCTGTTAAGAATGATGATCATCTAGTTAAATTAACTGCGATTGTGCAACGATTTATTTCTACTAAACAAACAATTGCCGGCACTGACGGTCTTTTATCTGATGAAGAAAAAGAGCAATTGCTTAAAGCAGCTCAATCTACTTTAACAAGTGAACTAGAAGATGAATTAGAAAGAATTGTAGATGATGAATCTGTATTACTACAAAAACTTGCTGCAACTAAACAAAAGTTGGAAAAGGATGTGAATGAGTGATATACATTTTCATATTGGTGAAGTAATTGCAGATCCAACTGTTAAAACATATGATTACTCTGACAAAAACAATTTTGAAATTTTTGTTAAAACATACACTGAATTTTATAATCAGCAGGAAATACGGGCAATACCTTTAAGTTCTAACATTAAAGATATACCTAGAGTCGGAGAGCATGTTTTACTTGTACAAGGATTATCTGCAGAAAATAATTCACAAACTATATATCCACAATGGTATTATGTAGCATCATTTTCATTGATGTCAGATGTCAATAGCAATTTCCTGCAGGGAGTAGTTAATCCATTACCTACATATAAACAACCATCATCATTTCAAGAACGTGAAGTTTCTTTCTTACAACCATATGAAGGAGATATTTTATTCGAAGGTAGGTTTAGTAATACTATTAGATTAGGTAGTACTGTAGTAGGAGGACAGTATCAAAATCAACCAAATTGGCGTGGTAATGTTAATGGCGATCCTATAATTATATTATCCAATGGTACAATCTATAAAAAAGATTCTTATGTAGTTGAAAATGTAGAAACAGATCAATCATCTTTATATTTAACTAGCACACAGAATATTCCTAATTTATTACTAGGAACTAAAAATGAAAGAAATCCGTTAAATTGCTTTCTACCTGCAGAATCTAAGTATTCTAAATCACAATTTATCGGAGTAGCAGACCGTATTATATTAAAAGCAAAAACTGATATTGCTGTTATAGATGCCCCGGTTGGCATTGTTTTAAACAGTACCGGGCAAATTAAACTAGGGAACGATGAAGCTGATCAAAGTATGGTTCATGGTGATGTTTTGTTAAACATACTTCAATTATTAATTACTCAGATATTATCTGGTGTACAAATTGGAGATACTTATGCAGCCTCTGGAGGATATTCTAATGGAGGTACCTATGCACAACGAGCTCAATCACTTTTATCAGAATTGTTAAGCTCTACATATTTTATTAAGAAAAATACATATTAAGGCGAGTTATGGCTTCTATAGTACCACCTTTAGATTTTGTACCAAAATTACCAGGTAAAAGTGTCGACTTATTATCAGATTTATTAAATAGACAGTTAGACCAGTTAACTGAAATTGCATCACAAACTGTGCAAGATTCTGTAAAACTACCTACCGATTGTAATTGTGATGATCCCCGTGTTAAAAAAATAAAACAACAACTAACTGATGTTCAGAAACAAATAACTGATATACAGAATACCGTTCCAAAAATACAACAAACGGTCGATTCAGTTAAACAAGTAGTAAATACTGCACAAAGTATTAAAGCTGCTATTTCTATAGCACAGCTATCAAATCCAGTTACGGCCCCATTATTTATTGCACAACAATTAATGGCTATTCAAGATGCTACAATTGTTAATGCAATTTCATCATTGAATCAGTTTGCTACATTACCGCAACAATTAACTGACAGATTACAAACAGTTGTTACACCGTTATTATCTGCAGTTGGAAAAGTTTCAAATGTATGTAACGGGGATGTTGAAACATTAACAGTTCCTGAATCATTGACAAGACTGGCAACAACAGATAATGATTATAATGATATTGCTAGCACAGATTTTTACAATGAATTAAATGTTGCAGATTCTGATTTATCTAGTAGATCGGAAAAAATTGGTTCATTGCTTCGGCAACAACGCAATTTGTTAGATTCATTGCAAGAAGCTCCGAGCCAAGTTTATAAACAAGAAGGACCTCCGCCTAATGAATTAGGTAAACCTGGTGATTATTATATAAACCTAACAACTAATCAGATTTATGGTCCTAAAATTTCAATTGACGATTGGGGAACACCCGTAAATTAATATTTACAATATTTATATAAAAATGATAATATGGATTCAAAAACACTTATAAAAGCACTTAAAGTAGCAGTGCGCGAAGTTATTAAAGAAGAATTAACTGAGATTCTTCGCGAAGGGTTACAATCTACTATTACGGAAATAAAACATACCCAACCAAAGCAACGTGCGATACAAAAATCAGCACCTTCTGTTACTAAAAAAAATAAACCAATGTTTGAAGAAAACCGATGGGCAGCTGTGTTGAATGACACAGATCCATTAGTTGAAAATGGGCCATTAGTTATGAACAGTTTCAAGGATATGATGCAGGAAGGTATGGATGAAATTCGTATGACATCTAAAGATGCCGCTGGATTTGGTAATATGCGACAGAATATGAAATCTGCATTAGGATTAGCACCAGAGGCGCCACAAGTAATGGAAGACCCGGAAACTGGTAAGGTTTATGATGTAGCACCAGAAGTTCAACAAGCAATGACACGTGATTATTCTGCTTTAATGAAAGCCATGAATAAGAAGAAAGGACATTAATGCCATATCAAGTATTAGGCGTAAATAATACTACTGGAATTGATACTGCTTTAGGTATCACATTGCCGTTTATTGGGCCTAATGGCACATTTTTATCTTCTACATATACTACGATAGATCAAGCTATATCTAATTTAAAAAACTTACTGTTAACAGTTAAAGGCGAACGAGTACAGCAACCAAAATTTGGAACTGATCTTGTTAGATTGTTATTTGAACCAAATACCGATGTTATTAAACAAAATATCGGAGATGTGATTACACAACCAGTAAATTATTGGTTACCATATATTAATATAATAGAAATAAAAACTATAACAGCAGAAGAAGATCCTAATTTAGATCATAATATATCTGTAACAATAACATTTCAGGTTATTGATTATACCAAAGATGAAAATTTAGCTGCTATTACATTAAATGTTTCAAATAATCAATTATCAATAACGGATTCAATGGTAAATGGAAACTAAAAAAGATATATCATATTTAGGTAGAGACTTTGGACAATTTAGAAAAAATCTAATTGACTTTACCAAACAGTATTTTCCACAAACATACACTGATTTTAATGAATCATCTCCAGGTATGGTATTCATTGAAATGGCAGCGTATGTTGGGGATGTATTATCATATTATGTTGATAATAATTTGCGAGAATCTTTTTTAGAACAAGCATCTGAACCTTCTAATGTATATGATATTGCAAAATCATTGGGTTATACTCCTAATAACGTTGTACCAGCTTATGTAACATT